CGCGCCGCCCTCAAACTTCCACACGGTGCCGAACGTGATCGGATGACCGCCGGTTGCGTCCTGCTGAATGGCGATAGCGCCGCTCTGGCCGGGAGTGAAGTTTGACGGATTGTCGATCTTGCATGCGCCAGTAACGACTACCCTGAAGCTGTCGCTCTTGGCAAAGTCCGGCGCGACGATGGCAGCGTAGGCCAAAGTCTCGACATGCGTCAAAACCTTTGGCGCGTCAGATTGAATGTAGGGCAAGACGCTGAACTTCTGCAGCCCATCGCCGCATTTGATCTTGACCTTGCCATCGACGAGGCGCTCGCACGCGATCTCGCCGTCACCAATAACCAGATCGTCAGCCACCCATTCAGCGGTCGTCCCGATGATCGTTCGTACCCTTGCCAGAATATCAGCCATCTTAGTTCTCCTTAAAAGTAAATCGTTGCGTTCGGTACTGCTGGCGTTCCGGCGATAACTCTATCCGGTACCACTGTGTGCGGGCTTCCTGCGATTACTTTATCTATGCTCGCCGTTCTTGGGTGCTGCGCCACAATCCAATCGCCCGTTACGCCAGCGCCGACGCCGGGCGGACGAGGAACGTAGGCCAATGCGTCGCTGCTCAGTTCGGCCTGCACCGTGACTTCCATCCAGCCATACGTGAACATCGTGATATTCAAGTCACTGGTAAAGCGCACCATGTGGAGCTGCGCCACGTTGCCGTCAGTGCAGAACATCGACGACATCATGATGTTGAACCAGCCATACCCGAATCGATTTGCCCAATACTGCCAAGACACAAGGGTCTTGACCGGCATGCGGAACGTCAGATTGAACAGGTGTGGCATCGTCGAATAGAGCCGCCGCTGGCGCGTGTTGCCGCCGGACATAGACGAGCGAATCAACCCCATGTCGACGCTGTAGTTGTAGGGCGAAATCGCAGGGCAAGGAAAGTCCTGCGGGTAAGTCATTGATGAAAGCCGACCGGTCATATGGGCACCTGAAGAAATGCAAAGCTGTTTTTATATGCGTTCTCGTTATACACCGACGCGACCACTCGAACTCGAACGCCGCCTACGTGCTCTATCTTTTGAACGATGAAGTCTGACAGCAGTTTGTTGCCCGTTCCGAAGGCGTATTGCGTAACCTCCTGCCGCTCCCCGGTGTAGATGTCAAACGGAGGAGTCGGGAACCCGTCGATGACGATGTTCAGATTGTCCGGGATAGCCTCCCTGCGGCAAGGCATCGGGACAGACGGAACACCATCTGCGCCGCGAAGCATGATCACGTGATTCGAGCCAGTCCAATCCATCGGGCCGTCAAGCCGCAGCACCGGCCAATGGGCGCTGATGATCTGCCCAGCCCGACCCCAGCGCGGCAAGATGCTGGTGACGGATATACGGTCGCCGGGTTTCGGTATCAATCCCTCCAGCTCAGTCTCAAACTCGACGTTCTTTCTGATGAGAGCGCGTCGCTGGAACTCAAGCCGTGCGTAGTTGGTCGCGAGCACCTTGTCTGTGCAGCCGAAAAAGTCCACCGAATCGGGGTTTGCCGAGCCGGCAGGGTAGCGCACGAACTCGGTGTTGAAGGTGTCCGGATCACGATACTTGACCTCTATGCCGTCGAAGTCGCCCACTCGGTCAAACGAGTAATTCACCTTGAGCGTGCCGCGGATGATGTTCATGTCAGAGAACATCATGACCCGGTTTGCCTTGAACCCGTCCTGCACAGCAGACATCACGTGACCGTCGCTTACCGGGGAAGCCATGGTCGTCTGCAGCGATGCAACTATGGCTTCGTATGTCGTGGTCTTGGATGGGAACGCCGCATTGAACTGACCCTCGGCTCCCCAATGTGTTTTGAGTTTATTCAGTGTTGCGGAATCAACGGAGTCCGCAGCGCTTCTGGAGCCATAGTCAAGATTGGTGAGGATGTCATAGAACGCGTCCGCAGGGCTCTTGGTTGCCACTGGTGCACCCACGCCAATCGGTTTTAACATCCGCGTGGCTTTGACGCGTATACGGCTTGACGCATCGTTGCTGATACCGTTGGTTGCTTTCGTTTTGCTGACCAGCAACGTGACCGGACCGTAGACTTGCGAGACGCTATCCGGCACACGCCCTTTCAATGCGCTCCAATGCGTCGCGAGGATGTTGTAGCTTGACGTACTCGGAGCGGACAAGAAATCGACCTTGACGCGATACCGCGCAGCAGTCACGTCTATGGACTCCGTGTGTCTCTGCGGCGTGTTGGTTGCCCTGTTGACGGTGAACGTGTGCTGACCCACGATGCCCGACGGCGTGCCGGCGATATCAACCTGCTCATACCATATCTTGATCTGGACGCCGTTGCCGCCGATTGCGCCGTTGGCTGCGTTCATCGTGTAAAGCCCCGACGGGAAGATGAAATCAAGCGACAGCCGGTTTACCGTCAGGTGAGGGGCGCAAGCCATGAACCAGCCGGCAGTCGTCGCGCCTACTGCGCTGATCTCATGGTCAGACACCTCGCCCGAAGTGACTACGTTCTCCATCACGGCGGTGCCTTGAAATACTTTCCCCATCGTGCGTTGGTGCAGCGACTCAGGGTAGATCCAATACTGGAACGCCCCGGCAGCGAGTTGGTCAGCTGGCGTTTCGCCAACCAACACCTCATCGATCTGAAAGTCACCAGCGCCGATACACATGACCTGACAAAGATATTGGTCGTTGTTTTCGTAGTAGGTGTATGGCTGGCTGGCCAAGTCGGGCGTTGTAACGATCTGCCCATAAATGACCGGCACCGGTTCGCTCATCCTTGCCAAGTTCTGCGCAGAGCCGACTGAGTAAACAGGGTCCGCTGACGGCGTGGTCATGCGTTGGATTGCAGGAGGCTGCGGCTTCTTGGCGAACAGCGCACCGACCACCAAGCTGATAGCAGTCGATACGAGGAAGTTGATGAAGATCGGAGCCATGAAGCCGCGAGGCGACACGATAATGATCAATGCGTCATCACCGCTCAGCACTCGGTCGGCGTCTTCGATCCGCAGCCCCACCCCGTTCAAGTTCAACGTTACGCCAGCGCCGAAGCCGTCAGGGTAGTGCTGCTGTAGCCAATCAATGATCACCACCTCACCGACCGAGTGCGTTTCCCGCACACCCGGCTGCAGAGGATTCTTGACTAGGGTTATGCTCGGCACGCTACGCTCCCGATCTGCACGTTGGGGTATGCTTTCATGAAACGGTCTAGGTCATCAAGCACGCAATTCAAACCTTTCTGTGAGTGAAACATCCGACCATTCCACAGCAAACCGACATGGAACGGCGTGCCTGACGCAGAAAACACCGCGATGATATCCCCGTTCTTCGGGGTATCGCTCTTTTGCCATATCTGGTCGCGTGCCTCTGCGAACTGCTCCAGAATCCACGTCTTACTCTTGCCGGCCGATTCCCAATCCGGCAACTGCTTACCGAGCACGTCGCGATAGAACAGCAGCACCAAGCCCCAGCAGTCGAACGCTGAGTAGTCCCTGCCGCCCAATACCCACGGCGTGCCGATGCGGTCGTTGACCCAATCATTTGCGTTCATCGGTCAAGCCCCGGAAACGTCATCGGCGTATACAGCATCGACGGAAAAGGATGATTGAGTATGTCAGCTTTCGTGGCCACGGCTTCGATCGTTTCGTCAGTCGCCATTACGTCAGTGATCGACAGCTTCATTGGAGTAGCCGCCGGAACCTTCAGGTTGCTCTTCGTAAATACACGATAGACAATTTCAACCCTCGTCTGCGGCAGCTCGTTTGCAAGCTCAAGCTCGTCGATGAAGATGCGGTCAACGTTGGTGATGGTGATTTGCAAGTCCTGCCGACCACCATGCTCGTTGCCGGGCAACCGCACGATGAACGGTATCGGCTCAAACGAAATTTGAGTTACACCGTCCTCCAGAGTTGCGGTGAACAGTGTTGAGCTTGACGTGATATACCACGTCTTGCTGAACCGCGGATGCTTCAGCTCAAGCGTTTCGTAGAACTCGTCATCCAGCGGTGCGCTGGCGTAGAGCTTCTGAAGCTGCAGGGATACGGGCATCAGCCGCCTCTCGATACGCGATAGGTCGATTCAAACGCACCCGCAACATCGTTACCGCCGCGACGGATATCGTTGGCGATAGCTCGTTTTGCTTTTTCAATCAA